CGTTTGCCCACACCGGCACGTCCGCAGCCGTCACGTACAGCGCTTTCCGCCCATAGGCGGGAGCGATGCGTGGCCCCTCGATCCGTCTGTCCTCAACCATTCGGTAACCCTCCTTCAGCCCGGAGTATACGCCTAGTCCCCTAGCCCGTGCAACCCCCTTACCTCAGCCATAGGTGTGTGACGGTGTTACGGCTCTGACGCGCCCCCGGCCTGTTACGGTGGGATAGCCGGACGGGTTGCCAAACAGCCCATGTCACGGCACGGTCAGGTGTTACGGTGTGACGGTTCTAGGCCGGATCTAGCTAGGACGTGACTACGCCGTGACAAGTGCGGCACACTACGTGTATACTGCTAGGGCTAGACGTTCGCGCTTGCCCACAATGGGCATTGAGTGTATAACCGATACGAGTGAGGTGGCAGTATGACAGGTCAGCAGCTATTAGATCGGTGGGCGATGTTTATCAAGCGTTACATGTCTCTAAGCGACGGCCAAGCGCTCGTTTGCGCGTTGTGGGCGATCAACACGTACGTGTACGATCGGTTTCCCGTCGTGCCTTACTTAGAGATTTGGGCCGACATGAAGCGATCCGGCAAAAGCACACTGGCCGAGATTCTGTCCGTGCTCTGTCGCGGGGGGCGCGTGCTGTCTACGGTGCGTGTGTTGAGCATGGTGAAATTGATCGAAGCCAAAGAGGGGGCTTACGTGCCATTTATCGAAGAAGCAGAACGCTTCGCCCGTGCGCAGTTGGGCGATGAACGGGCGATTCTGGCGTCAGGCTATCGGCGCGGCGCCGTGCATGAACTGGAAAAGGCGTCGTACTCGACTTACTGTCCGAAAGCGTTCGTACTGATCGGTAACGTGCATGAGATCATCCGCGACCGCTGTATCAGCATCAAGCTAGACCGGAAGGCGCCGCCGCACAACTGGACGTTGGACCGCTACACGGCCGAAGCAGAGGCAGCAGACTTGATCGTGGCCCTGCGCGACAATGCGAAGACATGGGACGTGACACGGACGGCAGATGATCAACCGCGCTTCCCGATGATCGATCCGACGTGGCTCGTGTCGGCGCGAGATCGTGAGATTTGGACCCCGCTTTTTTCTGTCGCGGCGGCGATGCGACTCCACGCCGACACACTCTCGGCGCTCAAGCGTGCGAGCGTAGACCTCTCCATTCTCAAAACGCTCCCGGCAGTTGTCTACCATCCGTCGCAGTCGGAGACAGTCAGCGACGACGCAAACGCGGCAGAGGCAGTGCTGCGCGATCTCGTGGGCGTGTTGGCAGACGGGGAAACGTTCATTCCGTCCGTAGTAGCCGTTCAGCGCTTGCAGAATATCGACGTCGCCCCGTGGCGTGGCTGGCGTGGCGACGGCCTGACCGAAATCAGCCTTGCCGCATTGCTCCATAGGTTCGGCATCGATAGCGTGACTGGTCAAGTGGGCAAGGGGCGCAAGGAACGCAGGCAAGCGAAAGGATACCGGGGCTTACATCTGCGCGATGCTCTGCGACGGCTGGACAGCCAGCGATAGACACACGGCAGACGGGCGGCGGGCGATAGCAACGGACAGGCCGGGCGCCTAACACGCTCGGCCTTTTCGTTTGTACGGCAGCAAAACGAAACCGTGCGCCAGTTCCGGGTTATGACTCTTTGGACAGGGTGCTTTTGTCCATAATGGGGCGGCATCGCATATCTGATATTTACACCTTTCTTAAACCTCCGCACATCTGATGTGGGCGCCTAACTCGAAGGTAACACATATCGATTTTTCAAGGTACGGTGTACATTACTTTACATAAAGTACTTGACATGCTATAAGACTTGTGTTATACTGTGTTCCTATTCGTTGAGCCTTCCGCTCAACAGGAAAACCCAATTCTTCCGCCACCTCGTGGCCCGCGTCAGGGAGCCACCCCCAGATCGAAATATGGACTCCCGACCACCTACCAGAAATACGCTAGAAATCTTTTTCCTGCTCCAGCTAGAGCGGATCAAGCAGAAACCGACTATCCATACGCCGGGACCCAAGCGCCCGGATTTGTCAGCACAAGATAACGGGAAGCGTAAGTAATTTTACATACGCAACATAACATGACCCAGATCCCTCCCAAGAAATTCTTTACTAAGGTAACTGCTGCTAGAGAAGCATTACGTAACCGAGCCGACGAACTCATAAACGAATACATCGATATCGCCAAACAAGCAAAGGCGTCTCAAGATTATGAGTCAGCGTATAAGGCATTGCAGTGGCTCATCGAGCACCTACCCAAGGACGAGCAGGGACAGGGCGTTGTGGACCGTTCGGCGGACAAGGAACCCGTTCAGATTCAGCAGGGTGAGACAGGACCCCGAATTCAGATCGGCATAGCCTTGGGCGGTGTGACAGCGGAGAAGCCCAAGGAGCTGCCAGTTGCTACCGTAGAGGTTATCGATGCCAAATCAGATTAATGCCTATTACCTGAACCTGTTTATTCTTGTGACCCTAGCAGCCTACGAAAAGAAGTGGCGAGTTGAGCCGACAGATATCCCCATTTATGCCCGAACAAGATTCCTCCAAATCCCTGAGCGATGCAAGACTCATCGTCACACTACCTGATGGCAAGCTTCATACGATGTATGAGCCGACATCACAAAAGCACCTAGAATTCCACCAGTCTACGAAAAAGAACTTAATCGCATACGGCAATCGAGGCGGAGGCAAGTCAGTCCTGCTTCGGTTTGACGGGCATATGCGAGCGTTATCAGTTCCTAATATCAACCTAATTCTTGTTCGGAGAACCTACCCGGAACTGCTGCGGTCCCACCTGATTCACATAGCCGCAGAAATGAAGCTGTTGGGCGGGGATTACAATAAATCGGAGCATATCGCGTATTATCCTAATGGCTCCAAGCTGTTCTTCTCGCACGTTGCGTCTGAAGCTGACGCCTTAAACCTCCTGTCTGCTGAATTCCTTGCAGCCTACTTCGATGAGCTATCGACGATTCCTTGGGATTTCTTTGTTAAGCTATGCGCATCTGTCCGTGTGGGCGGTGCGCTCAAGGACGCAGGACATATCGGAGTCGTCAGGGCCGCGACGAACCCACTAGGACCGTCGGCCGCTGAGATCTTCTCCTACTTTGTCAACAAAGACGTAGAGCCAGAACTAGATACTGACTACGATCCAGCAGATTGGGACTCCATCAAGATTCAGATGGAAGACAATAAGCACATTGACCACGAGCAGTATAGGAAGCGGTTCGCGGGCATGCCTGCATATCTGAAGAAGGCATGGCTCGAAGGTGAATTTGCCCTAGAGAATCAATTATTCGACTTCAAGCCGAAGGGACCAGAAGGTAAGCCATATCACGTAATTCAGGAGCTACCGACAATTAACGGAACTCCTATTGTATTCAAAGATTGGGCTTACTAACGTATGCAAGTATATTGCCATCCAGATAGACCGCATTGTACAAAAGGCTTATGTCGCAGATGTTACGATGCTAAATGGAAACGTGACAAACGAGCAACTGACCCGGAGTTCAAAGCTAAGATCTACGCCGCCACCAAGCAATGGCATCTTGATAATCCTGAATACGAACGCGAGAGAAGCAAAAGACGTAGATTAGAAAATCCGGACTACAGCAAAGCACTGATTAAGGACTGGTGGATTAGGCATCCAGAAAAGCGCAAGGAATATCGTAATGCGAGAAGGTTGCGAGATCCAGAACAATTCAGGCGAAAAAACTTGGAATACGTAAAGAAACGAAAAGCTAGAAAGAAAGGCGCAAGTATTTCTGACTTTACAGCAGCGCAATGGAATAACATGAAAGAGTTATGTAGCTTTTGCATCTATTGTGGTTCGGACTCCAGTCCGCTCACACAAGATCATTTAACCCCGTTATCTCGTGGAGGTGCCCATACTGAAGCTAATATCGCTCCAGCGTGTGTAACCTGTAACGCTAGAAAAGGTACCATGACTTTGGAGGAATACCGTGTGGCACCAGCATCCTAACGTACAGATTTACCGCGCGTTCGATCTTGGCTTCAGCTGAAAGTCCTGACCCTGCATATTGCGTCTGGATTGCCCATCTTGGTAACCGATTCATCGCGTTCAAGGAAAAGCTCTGGTATCGAACCGTAGCGCCCGATCTGGCAAAGGACCTACTTGAGGAATCTGAAGGTATGCGTATCAGCATGACCTATTGCGATCCCACCATGGAGATCAAGACAGCCGCCGACGTGCGCAGCATCAAGGAGATCTTTGAAGACAATGGCATCCCAATGGAAGCCAGCATCAATAACCGAGAGCATTATGCACACGCAGTGCATACGGCACTACAGGAAGAGGTTAAGGTGGGGGAACGGCCAGATGGTACACCCATCGTGCTTCCCAAATTACAGATTCTCGATAGGCAGCGTGGGGACGACATGGGTTGTCCATATTTGATCAAGACCATCCCGCAGATGCGTTTTGATCCGAAGCATCCTCTCAGGATGGCTGATAGCAAAAATGACCACGGTTGTATAGCGTTAGCGTATTTTCTCATCAGTTCCGGAGCCGTCGAACGCAAGGATGTTAGCGCCCTCTATCGTGTCCCCAAATGGATGCGCCCCAAGGAACCGAACAACTCATTTAGATACTAAGGACTATTCATGCCAACCCCTATTACCGAGGCCGCACAGCCTGTAGCCGCAGACACGCCAAAGCTGGCGGAGACACAGTCTGTTGCCAAAGACAACGAAGACACCGCAGAGAACGCCAAGCGCAAGAAGAATGCAGAGTTCAGGCAGCGGATAGATGTCTGCAAGATGTACCGGAAGCGTCTCATCCGTAACTGGATCGTCAATATTGATTACCGGCGTGGGAAGGTCTTTATGTCCCACTCTGATGATGATGTGATCACAGTCAATCTGGATTGGAGCTTAACTAAGGCGAAGCAGGCAGCCCTCTTCTCGCAAGTTCCTAAGGTTCACATTAACCATCCACCAGAATCATTACAGGTTGGCCCAGCTCTCGCTTCATATGAGCGCAAGCTTAATGACACTCTAGTCAAGGGTGGAATCGAAGCGGCCATGGAAGAGGTTCTAGCCGATTGTATTAACGCATCTGGGTTTGGACTCGTGCTTGTGGCTCGTGAGGCGATCACACGGCAGAAACAGATTCCGCAGATCGACATCTCCGTGCTTCCGCAGCAGTTTCAGATGGAGGCGTTACAGAAGGGCACAGTCATGGGAAATAAGATTCCGATGGCAGAGGTTCCGCAGACACTCGATAGCCGCTATGTGATCAAGCGTATTTCGCCAGCCGACTTTATATGGCCGATTGACTTTACGGGGTCCAACTTTGACGATGCTCCGTGGTTAGGTTATACGGGACGTATGACGTGGGAGGAAGCCAAGATGCGCTTCAAGCTTACCGATGAAGACAAGCAGAAGGTCTTGGTTGACCAGCGTACGATGGAAGACCTATTGGCCCATGAGTATGATCGTGAACACTTGGGTAAGGACAATATGGTAGGCTTCGATGAAATCTACTACAAGAACTTCCAGTATGACGGAGACGCAAGCTCGTTCGGACAGATTCATCAGCTTGTGTTCTTGCACGGGAAAACGGAACCCGTTATTGATGAGCCGTGGAACGGACAGGAGCTAGACGAAGAGACTGGTGTAATGAAGGGGGCAACGAAGCGACCCCTCCGCGTCCTCACGCTAACCTACATTACTGACGAAGACATTCCACCATCAGATACTGCCATTGGCCGGTCGCAGGTAAACGAGATTAACCGTGGCCGTACGCATATGAACAAGCAGCGGGCACGAACGGCTCCGTGGACATGGTTTGACGTCAATAGACTAGATCCAGTTATTCAGAGTGCCCTCATGCGCGGCGTATGGCAGCACGCTATTCCCGTGCAGGGTGACGGTTCCCGAGTTATCGGTACCGTACAGCAGCCCGGATACTCACAGGAAAACTTCTCATTTGACCGTATTGCAAAGGAGGACTTGCAGGAAGTCTGGACGGTAGGTTCCAACCAGTTAGGTTCTGGAGCCGACGTTGAGACAAAGGGTGAGGCTACTACTATTCAGGATAACTTCTCTACCAAGATTACACGAGAGCGTGCCAAGGTTGCCAGTTTCGTAACAGGCATCGCAGAAGTGCTCGGCAGCTTGATGTGCTTGTATGAAGATCCACAGCAGTTCGGGCAGGGGTTTGACCCAAGCATTTCACAACATCTAGCGTATAGCATTCTGCCGGACTCCACAGTAGTGCTTGATTCAAACCAGAAGATTGCACGATTGAAGCAGTATCTCAACGATTATGCGAAGTCAGGCTGGATTAATGTCGAGCCAGTCATGCGTGAAATCACAACACTTGTCGGATTGGATCATACGGTAGTCGTGCAGAAGCCGCAGCCACAGCAGCCGCCAATGCCGAATATCAGCCTCAGGCTGACAGGCAGTAAGGACATGATGAATCCACTCCTGCTAGCCTTCATGTTGGGGACCGGGCAGGCTCCGGATCAGAAGTTGATCGAACAGGCTAAGCAGTTGATTCAGACAGCCGTTGTTGCTACAGACGATCAGCAACAGGCACCAGACGCAGGGCAGGTTCCACCACCCATGCCAACACCAACAGGGGAAGCGAATCCACGGATGAATCCTCTACCAAAGATTAACCAGCGTTCAGATGCACCAGTGCCTCCGGGAGGACAGCAGTAATGCCAATTTATGATCGGGTCTGTGAAGACGGGCACTTAGTCTTAGACCTATATGAGAAGATTAATACGGAAGATCCCATATGTAAAGAATGTGGGAAAGTTTTGAAACGTGCGCTACTTCCAGGTCGAACAGCCAATGTTATTCCTGATGAAATACCGGGTGGCATAGAGATCCGACACGGGCTGTGTAATCCGGATGGGTCTCCCAAACGGTATTATAGTAAATCGGAGATTGCTGCCGAGGCGAAACGGCGTGGCTTAACAAACATCGTTGAGCATAGGACACCACCCGGCTCTGATAAGGCTCCTCATACGGTGAGGTGGATCTAGTGGCATTAACAAAGGAAAAGATTGCTAGAAGAATCGAAGATGTATGCCAGTTCGGGTTAGACAAACACGGGAGACCCAAGAAAGCTACACAGATTGTTGCCATTGTCCTAGATAGCATCAAGGAAGCGTTATACAAGCACGATACTGTTACGATATGGGGCTTAGGTAAGTTCAGAGTAAGTCGTGTACCTGCCCATGTCATGCCAACTGGTGCCTATGCATACGAGCAATATAGAGGATACTTCGTACCGTCAGTAGAATTAAGAGAGACCATGAGGGACCCAGAATGAAAGATCATACCAATTGCGGCAAGGAGCCGTGTGAGCACATAAACCTAGGCTATTGCAAAACGTGTAAGGCACCCTATTGTAAGGATTGTGGGTTTGAGTGGAAAATAACATGGCATAACGATGCGTGGCTGCCGAGCTTGACACCTAGATATGCAGATGCCTACCTAAAAGACAAGATGCCAGAACCTACAAAGGTATGGTGTAATCATGCTGAGGCTAAGTAATGGAAATAGTTAATCCAGTTCGTGAGAAGGATATCACAGAGTATGACTTCGCACTGACCAATGGGGTCAGACTGACACAGTCCATAGATGTTACTGCTGGGGACTACATGGAGGATAACGAGGATCATTATGCGATCTTCTTATCCCGTAAGCCCAGCTTGTCTAATCCAGAGGATATGCTTGATGAGGAGCTAGTCAAGGTGTTCAAGGATAAGGTAGCTGTGCTTATTACTCGTAAACGGAAGCAGCGACTACCCACAGACGAGGAACTCTTCGATATGCGTAAGACTCTGCTCAAGCTAGCCAAGACCGTGCAGTAAGTAATTGGGAGCTAGCAATCAAGGTGAATGCGCCAAGCTGTTAACTTGGAACGAGGCTGGTTCGATCCCAGCGCTCCCAGCTTTTGTCCCCGGTGCCCGTTTTAAGCCCTACTGTATGGCCTGATGCAGATTTTGATTCAAGGTAGGCGCCAACCGGGTGCATCAGATTGAAAAGAAAGGACTTATTAAGATTCTGATTCAATTCCGACCGTTTACTAGTGGATGTCTTAGGCTCCGCCCCAAGGCGGGCCTAGACAGTAACAGGTAAGGTGATTCATACTTCTTACCTTAGGAATCAGATATTGAATCAGACTGTAAGTTATTGAAAATAAAAGATGTGTCATTTTTTACTGATTCACCCCCTGAATCAATGCATTGACAATACAAATAAATAAATGGTTTGACAAAATGCATCAGACGTGTTATGTTT